TAGTGCTGTTTTAATATCTGTGAATAGTATAAAAGCTATGAATGTTCCTATAGCATGATGTAGGTAATGAGCATGACAGCCAAAATAATTTATTTTGTTATGTGTCTTGCCCCACAGAAAATGGCTTTGTATACCAAGATCTATTATACAGTGTTTGATTATTAATGCGAATAATATAAGTTCCATTAATCATATTTATCTATGATTAACGTAGTATTCCTCAACACGTTGCCACCATAGGTCACGCCACATATCCCATTCAGTACCTTCTGAGATAAACTCTTGATACTTGTAGTCTTTTGAACACATAAGCACAACACCTTTACGAATATTAGTTCCGTACACTTCGTTGTGTGCTTCTGCGTATGCACATAGTTGTAGGAAGTAATCCTCAATCCATTCACGCTTCTTTGGCTTATTAGTTTGTTTAAAGTCCATAATTGCAGGCTCGCCTTTGTGTACACCTACTAGGTCTGTAGTACCTGCATAAATCTTAGGATGATATAATGCTACTTCTGTCCCCCAATACTCATCAACATCTTTAAGTCCTTCGTCAATAACTATCTTGGCCATGTCTAAACTTTGCTGAGCAAAAGGATTTGATACTTTGTCTTTTAGTTCTTCGCCAAGCACATAGTTTTCTAAGTAGGTGTGCATGCGTGTGCCTCTGTTAGCCGCTTCTGTAACTATTTCTTTTGCTTTAGCTTCACCTACACTCTTACGCCAGCGTGCCAGTCCTGCTTTCTTTTCTTCTGATTTAGTTTTGTCTAAGATTGTTGTAACACTAGGAACTGCGTTACCATCAGGGCATGTATATAAACGTTGCTTTTCTGTTGTTGTACGTTTTAGTTCTTTATATTCGTATACTTGTTTTATCATTTATTATAGCCTACTTATTTTTGGATGTATATATTCAATGCCTTTTTCTGCATCTATTTGCTTTTTTTGTGCCCATTCAATAGTTTCTTTAGATATTAAGAATTCAGGCAATGCCTTGTTAAGATATTCTAAATGTTCTATAGGAGTAGGATGTATGTCATTTCTATTTTCAAATCGGTGTATTTCTTTTATAAACAAATCTATATTGTCAAAACCATAAAACTGCTTTAGTTCCTGTAATATTTCTTCAGTTATTTGTTTATTGATAAAATCTTCATATGCAGGCCAATGAGGAGCCCAGGTTTCCTTAGATTCTTTATAACTAACTTCAGCCCAAGTCTTTGCCTTAAAGCCCTGCCGACTATACCAATCATTGTTAAAGATCGTTTCAAACACCGACGGTTTTATTTTATCTATAACATTTTGATATAAATTAATAACTTTATCTGTAGATGGTATCATAGATTTAACGTTTTTTGTTTCTTGTCCTGTTATAATATTAAATTTAGATTTTATTTTTTCAATTAAGGAAGGTTCAGAATCATTAACAATGTTAAACGGCATCATACTTAACTGATGATAATCACATTTAATATTATCTAAGACTTTATTAGCTGATGATATCAAAGCCGAGTCTCGAATTAAGTACCCATCTGGGTCAGCAAATTTATCTACCCAATCTTTAGAATAAACGTCTTGATTATATATGCTACCAGGAGTTATCCAATGGCCTTTAACCCATCTATCCTCTCTTCCAGGAGAAGTCCACATTATTATTACAGTGTCATTACTGCTGATTGATTCTCTCTGTATGGCTTCCATAAGGGAGCAAAAAATGAATAGATTACCTGCTCCAGTTTTCCCCCAATTTTGATGTTCATCAAACTCTTGGCCTAAAATGTCAGCCCAAGTAGGCCAACCGTATTTTGTAAAACTACACCCAAAGGTAAATAGCCTATTCTTCATACAGTAAAACTTTCCCCACAGCCACATTCACCATTGGCATTTGGGTTATTAAATTCAAAGCCTTCGTTGAGTCCTTGTTTAACCCAATCCATTTCTAATCCATTAAGATATACAAGACTTTTCTTGTCTATTATTATTTTAACATCTTTAATCTCAAACACTTCGTCATGTTCACCAATTTGGTCAACAAACTCTAATACATAAGCAAGTCCAGAACATCCTGCTGTTCTTACTCCAACACGAAGTCCTATAGTATTTTCTCTTGATTGAATTGAATGTAACGCTCGGTCGTATGCTTTATCTGTTAAAGTTATCATACTGAGAAACTGGATCCACATCCACAACTTGTTTGTGCGTTAGGATTGCTAATAGCAAACTGTGCACCTTGTACTGACTCTTTCCAATCAACTTCAGCACCTTGTACATACTGTCCGCTCATTGCGTCTACTAACATGTGTACACCTGGTGCAACTTCTAAATCAAAGTCATCTTCATTTGCAGGTTGATCTTCTAGTGTGAATCCATATTGCATACCACTGCACCCACCTCCACTAACAAACATTCTAACTTTAAGATCAGGGTTGTTTTCTTCTGCTAGTATTTCTTTTAATTTTTTTACTGCTGACTCTGTTACTGTTATCATTTAGAATTCTTCTCTTTGTAATCAATTATTGCTGATTTGATAGCGTCCTCTGCTAGTACAGAGCAATGTATCTTAACTGGTGGTAGTGCTAGTTCTTCTGCTATTGCTGAGTTTTTAATATCACCTGCTTGGTCAATAGTTTTACCTTTTAACATTTCTGTTACTAGACTTGAACTTGCTATAGCCGAACCGCATCCATATGTTTTGAACTTGGCATCTTTGATAACACCTTCTTCTACCTGTATCTGTAGTTTCATAACGTCACCACAAGCAGGTGCGCCAACCATGCCAGTTCCTACATCTTTACTGTCTTTATCTAAAGATCCAACATTTCTTGGATTCTCATAATGATCTAAAACTTTATCTGAATATGCCATATATATTTTTCCTTAATACATTGTATTATTGTATACTATTTATTGTCTGAATGTCAACCATAAAAAAGCCCTACCAAAAGATAGGGCTACTGGAGTAGCAACGATTGATGTTGAGTTTACCTTTTCATCGCTCGTTTTGCCATGGAGTCAACTGTTTTACGTGCTTTATCAACACTCATTGTAGGATTCTTTGTGCTTGTTAAATCAAAACTAACATGCTGTGGATTAACATCTGCAATCATATTGCTTAATGGCTGTCGTTGTGCCATTGATTGTAGTTGTGACATCGACACATTAACACCTAAATTATCTGCCATTTTAAGAAAAGATTCTGTTCCTACTTTTCCTTTAGTGCCTAAATCTTCTGAACGGCTGATAAGATACTGAACTAAGGCCGCTAGCTCATGCTCTGAACCATATACCTCAAATAGTTTCATTATCTTCTTTCTCTGCCTAAATCTGTATCTAGTTCCGGTGCGTCAATAACTGCTTCTTCATCATCCATTTCTGGTGGTGTGCTGTTATCTTCTACATCTGCTTCTGGTTCTGTAAATTCTTCAGGGCTAATAGTTTCTTCACCTGTGATTGGAGCCATTGCACTTTCTAAGTCTGTCTTTGCTTGCTCTAATGCAGTAACTAGTGTTGAAATTGCTGTGTTAGTTGCATCATAGTATGCCTGTGTTTGATTAATGCCTAGCTCTTGTTTCATCATTTGTGCTAGGTTAGGTAAGTCTTTATATTGCATTTCTGCTGTATCTTCATACATTTTTTGGATTCTATCAACTACGTCTTGAGCCGCTAATGTTACTTGAGCTTCTTCAACGTCTGCTTCGTTAATTTGTTTAGCTTCGTAAGTTTTTTTCTTACCGTACTCTTTCATTTTCTTTTTATGAGTAGAGCCACATGCTTCTTCCATTTCGTCATCATCTTTTTTGATGTCTGCTGGAGCCATTGCACCTGGAGCAATATGTTTTTGCTCTCCTGTACCGCCTGCATATGGATTTCTAGTTTCAGCTGTACCTTCTTTAATATATGCTTCTAATGCTTCTTTCATCATTAGTGCTTGGAGATATGTTGGATTACTTTCACTTGTGTGTCTGTTAATGCTAGACTGTACTTCAGCAACTATGTTAGATGTCTTAGCTAACAATGTTTTTGCTTGTTCCATTGATAGTTTTGACACATTAATATCTCGATTAAAGTGGCCTTCCATGATTTTGCCAACCTGTTTTATTTTATTTTTTGCTAGTTCTTGCAGTTTCATTGTCGAATCCTTTTTGTTGATAGTATTTAGCCAATTCAATTTGCTCTTGTAACTTAATTTTAATATCACCTCTTACATGAATGTTATTAGTTACTTTAGTTGCCATCAACGCTCTTCTATCATTATCTTGAGTGGTGTTCATTATCTGTGTTTGTCTATCAATATCTAGCTCAAGCCACCCTATCTTTTTATCTTGACCTAATAAGCTATTTGCATCTTCTATCCTTGCATGCTTTTCTAGTATACACCATGCTAACGCATTACGACTATTTGTAAACTCGTGTACTAAAGTGTCGTTACGATATACTTCATAGTAACCATGATCTGTTGGGGAAATTTTGTAGCGATTAAAAACTATATAATCATCTTTAACTTTGACGATAATATTTGCAGAAAGACTTTGTAGACTATGAGTAGTGAGAGATTTTAGTTTACGAAAGGAAGTTTCTGTAGTCATAGTGACTACCAAACAAACTTTGTTAAAAGCCAGCCAACAACGCCAATTAGCATTGTAATTGCTGTACCTGCCCAAGTGATTAACTGTGTGGAACGACGTCTATCAAGATGAGTAATCATATCTTTGATTTCGCCTACACTGGTTTCAAGTGAACTTACTTTTTCTTCAACTGTGTCTAATTTAGTTTCCAACGCATCATACCTCTCGGCACATAACTCTACGTGGGCTTCTAAATTCTCTTTCTCAATTCGAGTAGTACTCACTGCTTTTTTCTCCAATAGGATATTAAAGCAATCTTACTATGTTGTGCCTAAAAGTAGCCTGTTTGTGCCTATAAAATGTTATCGTAAATGCTTTGTTACTAGTTAAACTAGTTCTTGTTTTTATTTATCACAATAGTCTAAAAACACTGAAAATAAGTGTTGAGGTGTTCACCATGGGTGCTTATAACCCCTTGTATACTGGCAGTCTCCGACAATCCGCTGATTATAGGTATGTTATTGAAATCGTTAGTTAAACTTCCCACAGGGTTGTTGACTGTAGCATA